CAATGTAAATACTTGCACTATCATAAATTACTGCGTCTGACATACCTATAATGTTTTAATTTCGTCAATTTTTGCTCCTGAAATATCTGCGGCCGAACTTGTGCCTAGAGTGGTTGTTGGTGCAATAACTCCCGGTACTGGTGTGGCTCCAACCGTTGCTGTTGTTGTGTGAATATGATTATTAAACGTGGTAACAAGAGTGTTAAAGTCACCCTTTAATTCATTAAAAGCCGTCTCTAGCTCTGAATACCTAACCATATTATCCGCATCGCCTCCAACTTTCATAGTTCCGTCATTCTTTAACCAGATATAAGTTTGTAAATTTCCAGAGTCATCCGTTGAAAATAAACGGGTTTCTCCAATATCGGCCAGTCTATTTTTATTTAAATAACCAATAATAACAGCTTTCCCCTTACTTGAAGTTTGTCCGTAAACAGCAACTAAATCTTTTACAGGAACAGAATCAACGCCATAATTTGTTGCTTCCAAAACATCTAAAACATCACTGCTACCATAGCGCAAAAACTTAATTGTTCTGCGGCTAAGGCTGTCAATTTTACTAGATATAACTTTTACAAAATTTAGCATTTGATGAAAAATAGAATAAATACTGAAAGCGAAAAAAAAATGGCTACAATATTTTATAGGTGCTCCTCAAAGTAATTTTTTGGCGTTTCCAGATTATACACCTCTGGAAGTACACAATGTAAAAATGCTACTTCTTTTTCGGGATCACCCTCAAAATCTATACTCTCAATAAACCAATTCATTTTATGTGGAATAAGAATATCCGCATTAGTCACAGATATTATTTGGTTTGGCTTAAAAACTTTCCCGTTTATATCCTCCCATCTATCAGTTGCAATGGTAAGTTTAATGCTTTTTAATTCTTCCGACAAAGCAACTCTGGCTGCCGTTGCTGTGTCTATGTCTGTTCCTGCTGTTTGTATTCTTATTTCAGGTCTAAAAATTCCAATAACAAAAGGGTTTTTTACTGTTGATTGCCCTGCGTTACCACCGTCCTCATCCGCTTGTTTCATCACAGTTATTTCAGAGTGTAATCCCTGCCCGGAAAAGGTTAAATTATATTCAACGCCGGGCAACCCTTTTCCAAAATTCATAAATGGTTCTAGCTTTGTTTTTGCCTTGGTAAAATAAACGTCTCCATTGGGTAAGTTTGTTACGACTATCCCTTTTTGACTTGCTAATTCCTGTAAATAACTAGACACCGATTGTGAAGCTTCAGCAGTTACAACATTGTAAACTTGATCCATTTTGTTTTTAACATCTGGGTCGATTTGAAACTTTAAATTAAAAGGGTTTAATAATTTTGTGGCAATTTCTTTTAGGGTTAGGCCATCCGATTGTAACGGATATATGCTTGTTGGAATTTTTGAGTCCTCCAAATTTCCACCGTAAGAATAACCAGAAATTGAAACTAAACCTTTTTTTGAAGTATCGATAGCCGTTTGATTTACCAAGTATCCAGTAACTAAAGTTTCTCCGTTATGCTCTACTGAACAATGATGAAAATGCCCAACGTGAATCAAATCTTTATGTAATTGATTCTCAGGGTCGAAATAAAAGGTAAAACTAAAACTTGAGGCTATTGCATCAAATTTTAACCCCAAAGTGAATCGGTTAAAAAAATCTACCTTCTTATTTTTTATTTTTAAAATCATTCGATAAAGTAAATAATTTTTCTACCCGCCTTTATGTTTAAAATTTCTGTTAATCCTATTTCGTTTTGCTCAATCAATTCATCAATTGTTGAATCGTCTGGAACTAAACCATAAAAACGATGCGCTAAAAGGATGACATTACTGTCCGTTTCAAGAAAAACAAAACGCTCCTGCTTAGCTCCAAGCGCAATATTAAACAAATTTGAAAGCGTAAAGTTTATAAGGTTTGTCAAATCGTTCATCGTTTCAAATGTCGGAATAAAACTACCTGGACTGCCACCGTTCAAACTTTGCAAGCTATCTAAATCAGTAATATATTGATTGTAAGAATTTAACAAAACATCAATAGTGTCAAAAACACCTTGTTTTTTTGCAAAATCTTTTGCTATTGGATTCGCGCAAGCATAAGCCATAGCATTTAAAACACCGCCAACATTTGATTGATATAAATACTTTTGATTCTTTGTTGTTATTCCGGATAATTGAGCGCGAAATTTATCAATCTGGTTTTTAAATTGATTGAAACGAGCAACGATAGTTTCCTGAAATAAAGCAGGAGCATTAATAACCGCTTGCAGTTTATTCATTGCTGCCAATGGTTCGGATGTTGCATCTAAAATAGCTGCGTTGGCATTTGAAAAAGCGTTAAAATAATTGTCCGATTCTTCGCCCTCTTTTGCTAAAACTTTTCCTTCATTATAAACGGTAGAATTTGAATTAGTTAAATCGTTCACGTCCGTAGCCGTTGGTGTTACGTTTTCACTATACGATGTGGCAATTGAGGCTGTTACTTTTTCGTTTGATTCCGTAATTGTATCAATTGGATCAACTGTACCTCGTGGAGTGCTTTCGACCAAAGTCTCTATAACGGTCCCCGTAATCCTGGTTACATTAATATTCCTGTAATCAAAGCCTAAAGAAACTGGTTGTACAGTTAAATCACCATGCAAAGGGTGAGATATTACCCATGGTCGTGGGTCTTTGGCTGAATTTTCAAAATCATCTGCATTTTCTAAATTATTTTCACCTTGAAAAACAATCTCTAATTCAAACCGCCTGGCTTTTGCTTTTCTTCGCTTTACCAATGCACCCTCAATATCTACAAACTCAAATTCAGAAATATTATATTCAACCGACTTATTTGTGAAAACATATAAAGGGGAGAACGTTTTACCGTCACCACAAGTAATTGATAATTGTTGCTGTATTTTTTCAATCCAACTCATCGTGTATATTTTTGAATTTGAAATTTTGCTTTTTCTTGAAAAATATTCTCCATTTTTCGAGCGACGGGAATAGACGCTTCTTTCATAAAATGAGTGGCTTTTATTTTTACCTCTCTGTCCGCTACAATACTAAAAATCCTTTTGTGTTTTATTTTTAAACCGTTTGAATTGTTTATTTCTGTTATTTCATACCCGAAACGCCTTTTTCCGTCCCTATAGTTACCCATAACAATACTACCAACTCCTGCATGAACTGATGTTCTTATCCATTGCTGCTTTTTTGTTTTAGCTTCGTTTTTTTCAGAATCGTAAATCTTTGTTTTCCCTTTGGTGATGTCAGAAATACTATACTTTTTCTTTGGCATTTTCCATCCAGAAACCCTAGCCGCTTTTTGCGCAATAAAACTCCTACCCTCGATTTGCCCTCCATGCTCCTGCTGCTCTAAATCCTTGACGGCGTAATTATCTTCACCTTTTAATTTATTCGAATACATTCCAACAGTGGCCTGCATGGTATTAACATTAAAGCCTTTTGCAAAATCAACTTTTGAATTAGCCTTAAAAAAATTGGCTTGGCGCTCTTTAAAATTATCCTTAGCTGATTTTAATAAAGTGTCTTTTTTGACAAGCATTGCCGCTTCATTTAATGTGTTCCGGATAGCAGACGGCAAAGCACTGCGGTGCAATTTTTCCAATTGATTAGCGAATACAACCGCTGCGTCAGCATTGATATTTAAAACAATAGCCATTTTTATCTTGTTGTCATAACTCTATCCCCTGTGCCAGTGTATGCAACAGCAACAAACAATCCATCAATATACTTTAAAGCATTCCATCTATTCGTATTAGTTGTTAAACTTGTCCAGTTAATTCCATCTTTCGAAATAATACTTCTATCGGATGCAGCATCTCTAGAAATAGCAATAAATTTACCTGCCCCGTAAGTTATCCCTGTAAAAATATTTGCTGCAATAGCCTGATCAGTCCAGTTTATTCCATCATTTGAAATCGTAGCAAATCCAGAAGTACCGCTTATTGCAACAAATAATCCATTACCGTATGTAATTCTATTAAAAGACCTGTTTACTGGAACGGTTTGTAAAGTCCAAGTAATTCCATCGGGTGAAGTCATTACACGGTCTGTTCCTGCATTAGTTATAACAATATATAATCCATTTCCATAAGTGATGTCGTTAGGATTATTAAATGCAGGATGTGTAACCATAGTCCAACTTAATCCATCTGTAGAAAACCAAATGCTATTGATGTTTCCTACTGAACCCATTAATGCCCAAAATTTACCATTAATAAATTTTATTCTAATACTTCCAAATGGAAATGGCGTTGTTGAGGCCGTCCAAGTAATTCCATCTGTTGATGTCGCTATGTCATTTGTTAATCCTGATATATCACCACCAATAATAAATAAACCATTGCCATAAGCAATGCTATTATAAAAATATAATGGAGCTGTTCTATTAGTCCAAGTAACTCCGTCGGGTGAAGTCATTACACGATTAACTCCGTCACTTGAAACAGCAACAAATAATCCTGCACCGTAATCAATATCAACCCATGTGTTATCTTGACTGCTAGTTTGAATTAACCATTCAGAAACTAAATCTTTTCTTGTTTCAATTAAATCTAGCATTGCTTCAAATAACTCAAAACCATTAAATCCATTGTCAGGTCTTCCGTTTCTATTTTTAGAAACGTAGTCGCAAAGCTTCTCAAAAAACTGATGCATGTCATTGTAAACTAATCTATTTACTGGCGTGCCAGACTGGACCATGCTAATTTTATCTTGAATACTTCCAAAAGGGTATTCGGTGCTTGGAGCCTCAACGTTTGGTTTATCACTTAACTTTACTGCCATAACTTTTTTTTAAACGTAATTTATAAATAATAATGCCGCCGTTTGCGCGGGCTTAATTCTTAAGACCAATTGTCTAAATTCATCTTTTCTGTTCAATGGAATATCTGCAAACAAATCGGAAACATCGCCTAAAGGGAAAGCACTTGTAATAACCCCATAAGAATCTTTTGTTCCAATTAAAGAACTTCCAATGTAAAAAGTACTCCTAAAATTATTACCAATTTCCCAATTTACATCTAAAACCTCAGAGATATGATTAACACATTTTGTGGGCATAAAATTCCCGTGCTCAAACTCCCCGTGCTCAAACTCCCCATGCTGAAAGCCGCCTAAGTCGACTGGTGTTTTAGTTACGATATTCCCACTGTCATCAAATCGATTTTCATAAACATAAACGTCAA